CCACGAGGGGATTGCCCGGCACCAACCGCTAAAAAAGAAGCGCCTTTGGTAGTTACAAAATCACCTGCAGTCCAACTGCCCGGCAATTGCTGAATATCATAATCGTGAATAATGCGCTCATTTTTCTCAAGATTTAATTTGTAAGGTGTTATTAATTCTTCAGCCTTGTCATAAGAACTTGAAATAAAGAGAATGTTTTTTTTTGCACCGGTAAGTGTTTGGTACAACGTTTCCATCATACACACAATATCTTTCGCTAACTCACGAGACCATACGCGGCATTCGTACCATTCATTATTATTTAATAAACGCTTGGAAGCTTTTACATGAAAAGGAGCTGCAGGTGCAAAACAGTATTTTGGAAAGTAGAATTTTTTCCACTCCTCAAAGTTGCCTTCCAGTTTTTTAATACGTGCTTTTTGCTCTTCTTTGGTTTCATTTTTTGTAGCAATTACAGCAGCTATGTAATTTTCAAAATAACTATCCCAATTAGTGAGTGCTTGTTTGTTTGATATTTGTTTACCGCGTGCCATTACTTACTTAATTCATTTTTAATAAAGGCATCAAATATTTGCGCCAACACAATAGCTTCTGTTGGGTGGTTCTCCCGCGAAAAGTTGAGTAGTTTTTTGCCCACTTCAACAATTTCTGCAATACTAGCATCGGTTTCCAATAAACGAATGGTGGAAGCTATTTTATTAAGAGCGTCTGCTTCTTTACTGTTGGCATAACGTTCGCCTTCTGGGCGTTTTAAAATGGCACTATTCATTTCGTCCATTTGCATATAAAGCCGACTAAGTTGTGCGCTTTTTGTAACCAAAAAGGATTGTTTCAGTTTTTCCCAACCGTACTTATTGTACCACTTACTCATAGTTACCGTTGAAACGTTCACTTTTGCTGCAGCTTCATTTTGCAAGTAGCCTAATTTGGTAATAAGTTGCTCAGCCCATTCTCTTTTTTGCTTTAATGTTAGTTCTGCCATTGATAGATATTTATTGCGAAACTATGCCTAGAACTATCTTTTTGAAAAAAACACACCTAATGTTACGCCTTTTGTAACAAGGGTTGGTAGGTTTTTTTTTTGTTTGAGACTGCGCCTTTAAGTTTGCTTCAACATATTCGCAAAAACACACTATTAGATGCAAAAAACACCACTTCAAATAACCGCAAGCCAACAAGGAACTGTTGCCAATTTTAGAATTATTGGTTACATAGGCTGGGAAACGGCTGCTGAACAATTTAGACGGCAAGCTGATGAAATGGTGGCGGCTGGTTGTACGCTAGCACATTTGTACATAAGCTCTCAAGGAGGTGATTGTTTTCAAGCAGATGAAATGATTAACATTCTAGAGACAAGTTTCACTTCATTTACAGGAGAAGGAGGTGCTTTAATTGCTTCTGCAGCTTCTTATATGGCTATACGCTGTAAAACTTTTGAAATTCCTGAAAATGGCAAAATGATGATACACAAGCCTAAAGGTGGTACTTACGGGACTGCTTCAGAAATTGCTGGTTATTTAAAAAGTTTACAAGATTTTGAAGATCAGTACTATCAAGATTATTTAGCTAAAGCCACGGACAAAAAAGACTTTAAGGAGAAGTGGAATGCTGGTGATTATTGGCTGATGGGAAAAGAAGCAAAAGCAGCAGGATTTGCTACAAAAGTGCGTAAAAAAGTAACTATAGATAAAGAAACTAAGGCAATGATTGAGGCTTGTGCGAAGGATATGCCGGTAGTATTTGAAACACTAGAATCGAAAAAAACAAAAATAGAAACAGATATGGAACATTTAAAATCAATAGCCAAAGTTGTTGGCTTAAAAGAAGAGGCTACGGTTGAAGCTGTTGAGGCTAGTATTAAAACCGTACTTGGCACAAATGAAACTTTGAAAGCCGAAAAAATTGCTTTAGAAGGAAAATTAAAAGTGTACGAAGATGCTGAAAAGGCAAAATTAACTAAAGAAGCTACGGAACTTGTAGCGGCTGCACAAAAAGACGGTAGAACCGACGATAAAGGTGCACCAGGTTGGTTAGCTTTTTTTAATACAGATCACGAAGCAGCAAAAGCGGCGTTAGCTTCAGTACCAACGCCTGAAAGCATTGTTGAGCGTATTAACGCTGCAGGAGGTGAAAAAAAAGGAACTGCCTGGGAAGAGCGTCAGAAAGAAATAGACGCGGCTAACAAGTAGTCTTGTTAAATCAAAAAAACTGGAATAAATAAAGAAACCCTAAAAACAAATTTAAAAAATTAGAACAATGAAAAAATTAGTAAGAATATTGATGGCACTTTTATTTAATGTGCTTTTTGCAACAGCTGTAACAGCTGCCACTGGGTTTAACCCTGTTGCTGTATTTGCAACAACAACTGTAGTTGGTTTATTTGTAACACCTGAAAGTGGTGTGTTAGCAATGGCGGTGAGTGTTACTTCGGCATATTCAGGAGAAGTGCTAGAACAATTGCTGGTAAGAGCGACTACAACCAATGAGCTAGTTGCAGGCGGACATATACGTATACAGCCAGACGTTAAAGATAAATTTGCGCTGCCTAGATTAAAAACAGGACAAGTTTTGCAGAAACGCAAAGAAATGCCGGAACTAGCAGACAGCAAAGGCGACTTTACCATAGATGAAAAGTATCTAGAACCACAAGATTTAATGGCGTTTACAACTTTTAATCCGCGTGCATTTGAGCGCATTTGGAAACCTTTTCAACCAACTGGGAATTTAGTATTTCGTGAGTTGGATCCAGCAGTGCAAACACAATTGTTAGCTGAGTTGGCAAAAACAGTAAGTTTTGAGCTTGGTAACGAGTTTATTAACGGCGTGAAAGGTGTTGGTGCTGGTCAGTACTTTGATGGTATTTTAACAAGAATCATTGCGGATACTGATGTATTAAAAGTGTTGACTCCTGTAGCAATTACAGAAGCGAATGTAATTGAGAAATTAAAAGCCGTAGTTACGTTAATTCCAAAACCTTTAAAAGGGCAGATGTTGAAGAAAAACGTAAAGTTATTTATGAGCGTTGAAGATGCTGAGATTTATGACTACGTACTGACGGAAAAACCACAAAAAGGAGCGGATTATACCAACATGAATCCTGAGCGTTTTAAAGGGTATAAAATTGTGCCTTTAGCCGACTGGCCAAAGAATGTGATTGTCGCTGCGTACTCAACATCAGGTGTTGATTCTAACTTTTGGGGAGCTGTTGATTATGTAAATGATGCAGAAGTAGTGCAAATTGACAAGTTGACAAACGCTGGAGAATTGTATTTCTTTAAAATGTTAATGAAAATTGATACGAACATTGTGTTTGGTGAAGACATTGTGCTTTACGACGGTACAGTGTAATACGACACATAAATTGAGCATACGTTAAATACCTGGTCGTTCTTTACGAATACCCCAACTGGCACTAAGGTAGCAGCGATTGTAAAATCGCTGTTATCTAACGCCAAAATTTAACTCAGCTTAAAATGTCACAAACCCCAACTTGCAATGATAGAACAACTAGTATTCCCGATTGTTATAGCTTTCGCTTCTGCGTTCATTGGTTGGTTTTTTGCGCGCAAAAAAAATGTTCAGGAGCTCGAAAGTATGAAGCTCGACAATGAGATTAAAAGTGCAAAATACTATCAAAGCTTATTAGATGACATGTCGACTCGATTAGAGAAGGCAATAGATCAATTAATAGTTTCTGAAGAGCGAAATGAAAAACTCACAAAACAGTTGATATTATCTGAAGAGCGTAATCAGAACCTAGAGCAACAAATTAGGGAGTTTATTGAGGTTAATAAAGATTTAGTTGATGAGCTTCAAAAATTTAAACAATTAAACGGTAAACAAAGTAATGGTAACAAGTAAAGATTGTATTAATAAATATGGAGAACCTAATGTTCAGATGGAGCGCAAACACATGGTGCTTTGGGATGTTCCGGACAACATTAACAGAGAATTGCCGGCAATACCTAATAAAATTTATTGTAATAGAGATTTAGTACAGCCACTTATGGCAGCTTTTCATAACATTATTGCAAGAGGCTTGCAAAAGGAATTGAAAACCTGGGACGGCTGTTTTAATATTCGCAAGAAAAAAGGAAGTGCAGCACTTTCATTACATAGCTGGGCAATTGCAATTGATATTAACGCAGCGTGGAACGGATGGAAACAAATTCCTCAAATGAGTGCTGAATTAGTAAAATGTTTTACCGATGCTGGTTTTGACTGGGGAGGATTCTGGACAATAGTAAAAGACGGAATGCATTTTCAATTAACAAAAATTTAAAATCTAAGATTAATAATTATGGCAAAAAAACTGAAAACTAAAACAAAATTAGAGCCTATTGCAAAACGCTATTTTGACAGCAATAGGAATTTAGATGAAGTACATGTATGCGCTAATGGGCAAGGATGGACGGATAAGGCAACAGCTGAAAAGTATGCTGAGAAATTAGATGATGACAACGTATACACTTTTAAACGTGCTGATTTTGAAATTACAAAACAGCCTATAAAAGTGGCT